GACTTCCACAACCTATACGCTTGCAGATGATATAACACAACTAACAGGAAGTTCAACCGTATACTTCATAGAGGAGACCGCAGATGAGCGGTACCGCATTTATTTTGGTGATGATATACTTGGCAATTCTCTTGTTGATGGTAACGTGGTGGTAATTGATTACCATGTATGTAACACGACTAAGGGTAATGGTGCGAACACCTTTACGAATTTATCAGCCATCAGTGGTTATTCCTACGTAACGTTGGTTACGACAACAGCCGCTTCTGGTGGCCAAGAGATAGAAACAACAGCATCCGTTAAGTTGAATGCTCCTCTCCACTACGAGAGACAGAACCGTGTGGTCACCCAATCAGACTACGAGCGCCTTATCCTTGCAGAGAACAGCGATTTCACGTCCGTCAATGTATGGGGTGGTGAAGACAACGATCCGCCAGTGTACGGTAGAGTTTACATAGCCGTTAACCCAGCTTCTGGTACTACCGTATCCGATGCGAGACAGGCTTCTATCGTGACTTCATTGAAGAAACGGAATGTGATGTCCATTGACCCTGTGATTGTTGATGCCATCTACCTATATGTGGTACCTACTATTCAGATTAACTGGAATCCCGATTTGACCTCTGACTCTACAGGTACCGTGGAGAGTGCCGTGTCCACTGCTATCACAACGTATCAAACTGGTACACTGGATGATTTCGGTAATAAGTTCAGGTTTTCGACGTTCTCTACAGCTATCGATGCAGCCCATGACTCGATCAAGGGTAATAATACAACCATCAATATGATGATGGAAATCACTCCCACGCTTAATGTGGCTACCACATATACGGTGAAATTCCAGAATGGCATCAAACAAACAACAAACCATGTTACCCATGAGGGTCATACAGGCGTTGTTACATCATCCAATTTCACCTATCTGAGCCAAACATGTTTCTTTGAAGATGATGGAAACGGAGTGCTCCTTGTCTATACCCAAAGTGGTGACGTAAAGACGGTATTGAATTCCGCAGCAGGTACCGTCGATTACACTACGGGTTCAGTGGTTATATCATCGTTTACACCAACCGCAGTAGCCAATTCGGGTGTTTTGAGCTTGACGGCTTCACCTGCTAGTAAGGACGTGGTGCCTACCCTAGAGCAAATCGTCCAGTTCAAGAGTTCCGTTATCACATCCGTTGAGGATCGCACAGGTTAAACATGACAACAAACCAGAAAATATCGACGCTTGTATCGGAACAGTTCCCTCAGTTCATGCAGGAAGAAGGTCCTAACTTTATTGCGTTCGTAGAGGCTTATTACGAGTGGATGGAGCAAACAGGTAATGCAGTCGATGCAACCAAGAACCTGTTGAATTACCGTGATGTAGACCTGACAACCGATGCATACCTGAAATACTTTGAGGACGACTTTCTACCCAATGTCCCACGATCCCACCTTGCATACACACCTACCCTCCTAAAGAATGTTGCATCATTCTACCGTGCGCGTGGCTCTGAGAAATCCTATGAGCTCCTGTTCCGTATTCTCTTTGACGATGATGTGGAATTCTATTACCCGGGCGAGGATATTCTCCGTGCTTCTGATGGTAAATGGACAGAAGAGGTTGTTATCAGTATTGAGGGTTACCCTGGATCCGATGCTATCTTTGACATAACTGGTGAGAGTATCACTGGTGGTACCTCAATCGCAACTGGTGTTATTGAGAATGTATCTAAAATCCATGTTGGTGGTGCACCTCGATACACATTGATCATTTCACATAAGATCGGCACATTCCTTGCGGGTGAGACGGTTACGACGAATACAGGCTTTACCTTTGAAGTATTGTCACAGACAACCAATGCCGGTTACTGGATCGGGACTGACGGTTTCTTATCGTCTAACAAGTTCCTACAGGACAATTACTTCTACCAAGAGTATTCGTATGTTCTAAAGACTAACCAATTCGTGGACAGATACCGTCAAACGTTGAATAACATCGTCCATCCGTCTGGTACCGCCATGTTTGGTCAAGTCGTATCGACGGACGTTCTCGACTTCTCTGATAGCGTATCGACTAGCCTGTCGGACACACCAGAAGAGATCACCATTTCATTGCCGCCGCTATCGGTCAATACAGTAGGCTTCGGTTCAAATACCGCAGATGAAGTGATAACCATTCTAGAGTCCCGTCAAGACGACGCGGTGTTCGTTTATGACACAGCACATTACAGCGCGGTCGAAAACTTTGATTACACGCCGCTATCCGCTGGTGGTAACGTGGCTTCTAACGTTGCCAACAATATGATATCGTTCTATTCATCGTTTACAGTATTATCAAGATCAACAAGAACAATTGGTTCTATGGGTTCTACAACCGTGATGACGGGTACTGGTACTGCCTTTACCAATGATCTTGCTAACAATGACGTTATTCTGATCCGTGATACGGATGCCGTTCAAGCCGATCAGTTATTCACGGTGAAACGTGTGGTTAGTGATACGGAAATTCTATTGAATGCCATGTATGAGGGTACGCTTGCAACTGGTGAAGTATACAGCCGAAGTACCTCACGGATAGATATGTTCAATTACGGAGCTGTATCGAACACAGCATCGGTAACCTTACAGAATCACGGCAGTATTGCCTCTTATCCAACCGTCTACAAAGACTTTGGGTTCATTACCTGACATTAATGGGGGCAATATATACTATGGGCACGACTATAACGGTGCCAATTACTCTGAGGCGGCAATTGCTAACCATATGTTAGATAATGGGCATTTACCTGCAACCAGAGTTGTGAAATATGCTACTTGATAACTCCACTTCTTATAAATATATACACATAGAAGAGACATTTATGACAACAACAGAAAATAAATTCCGAAGAGGAACTACCGTCGAACACGCTGCCTTTACTGGCGCAATCGGCGAAGTGACCGTGGATACCACGTTGGATACTTTGGTAGTTCATGACGGATCAACCGCAGGGGGAATACCCGCTGCTCGAAAAGATGGTGTGGGTTCGCTTGTTGTTGGGAGTACTCCAGCGTCCGCATCGGCTACTGGTACCGCTGGAACTGTTGTTTGGGATACTTCATACATTTACGTTTGTGTGGCAACCGATACATGGCTTAGAGCCTCTATAGCTACTTGGTAAGGGAAAAGATAATGGACAAATATGAACAATTGACAGACGAAGAACTGGCTGATATGGCTAGACTATTGAATAAGACCGCCAACAAGAACATCAAAGCTTACATGCATTTGATTGATGGTGTGGACACTGAAATCAGTAGCAGGCAACAGAAAACACAAGTTCAAGAAAGTCCGCAGAACAATCTACAACTATTAACGGAAAATGGGTAAGAAACGATGGCTTCAATAGTTACATCAAAATTTAGGGTCTACAATGCCGACCAATTCGTTGAAGCATTGAGTGAGGCAGCGCCTTCATACCTATACATGTTTATTGGACGAACAAGAGCATGGGCTGACGATAACACGCCGCCAACTCCTGTGGATGCTACCGCAAACACGGAGTTTGAGCATTGGCGTGACATGATGCACATGAAGCGGGTTCAAGCCGCAGACGTATCAAAAGCTTCCGTCAGATATGACTGGACCACTGGTACGGTTTATACCCAATACAGCGACTCGGTTGACCTGAATACCGAAGATTTCTTTGTGATGACCGACGAATACAAGGTCTACAAATGCCTGTTCAATAACAGCGGCGCAGCATCAACCACAAAGCCAACGCATGTATCGACAACCGTAGCTGTTGACCCGGGTGATGGATATCTCTGGAAATACATGCTTACGATGGCGGCATCCGATGCTGTTAAGTTCTTGACCTCTGGTTATGTGCCCATTTCTACTCTATCGTCCGATGATGGATCGACTCAATGGGACGTTCAGGCAGCATCCGTCAATGGCGCTATCGACGTAATCGGCATTACCGCTGCTGGTTCTCAGAATGACAAAGTTCACAACGGGACATTCCAGAGTGTGGCTAATACTACACAGATGGTAATTGCCGCTGCGGCATCTTCAACTGACAACTATTACAACGGAAGTACCCTTGTTGTTACTGGTGGCACAGGCGTTGGTGGTCATAAAGCTATTGCGACTTATGCGGGATCATCAAAGACCGTTGTTTTGAGTTCTAATCTAGCCGTTGCTCCGACAGCCACTTCGACTTACGATATCGTGCCTACCATCACCATCACTGGCGACGGATCAGGCGCTACAGCCTATGCAGACGTGGTTGCAGCGGGTAATACCGTTTCAGCTATTACCGTTTCTAATCGTGGTACAGGCTATACCCGCGCGACCGTTGCGTTCACTGGTAATGGCGTTTCTGGTGTCACTGGTCAAGCATACGTTGGACCGCCTGGTGGACATGGTTCTGATCCAGCGCAAGAGTTGATGTCTTATAACGTGGTCCTTAATACCAAGTTCGATAAGTCTGAATCAGATGTCTTTACAACGGACAATAACTTCCGTGTGATCGGGTTGCTCCGTGATCCGCTGATCGCAAATGGTTCAGCGGCCACAGCGACTACATATGATCATACGGTGAATTTGACGATCACTGGCATTTCTGGATCATTCAGTGCCGATGAAGTCGTAACAGGCGGAACTTCCACAGCTAATGGTTATGTGGTAGAAGCCAACACAACCGTTGTGAAATTGACGCAAACAGATGGCACATTCTCAGTAGCCGAGACTATTACAGGTACAGGCGGAGCAACTGGTACAGTATCCATTGCTAATACTGGCTTACTCCTGAATAACTCTGGTGATATCATGTATGTGGAACACAGATCGCCAATTGCGAGAGCTTCCGATCAAATCGAAGATGTTAAACTTATCATCCGCTTCTAAGTTGGCATGTATAAATACTTGTGATGAATACAAGAAGGTATAACGAATGACTTTAACCACTGATTTCAATGTGGATCCATACTACGATAACTTTGATGAAGATAAGGATTTTCATCGGGTTTTGTTTCGTCCGGGTTATGCCGTTCAAGCGCGAGAGCTTACGCAAATCCAGACTTATCTTCAAAACCAGATGGCCAAGCATGGTAATCATATCTTCAAAGAAGGCACTATTGTTGCAGGTTGCGAATTATCACTTGATCTAAACTATACCTTTGTTCAACTCCGTGATGATAATCATGGTGGTGGTGACGTTACTCCATCTCTATTCTTGGCGAATACTGTAACAGGTAATACCACTGGCGTGACAGCCAAAGTTATTGGTTATGCAGACGGTACCGAAGCTGGTGCACCTGAGTATAATACTCTATTCATCAAATATCTGGCTGCTGGCTCTAATAATACCGCACAGATTTTCAGCGCGGATGAAGTCCTTACAAGTACCTCTGGTCTCAACGCCAACACAGTAGACACTACCACGCATACAGGTATTGGTTCTGCCGTGACGATTGGTGCTGGTATCATTTATGCTAAAGGCATGTTCATTAGAGTGGCGTCACAAACGCTGGTTCTCGACAAGTACAACAATGTTCCCAGCTATAAGGTAGGCTATACCCTTACCGAGACAACTGTTGACTCCACGACCGACGCAACTTTGCTTGATCCAGCTCAGGGATCGTTTAACTTCGCAGCCCCTGGTGCCGATCGATTGAAGATTGTAGCAACCCTTGCTAAGAAACTCCTCAATACCAATGATCTTTCCGACTTCTTTGAGTTGATGCAGATCAACGAGGGTACGGTTCAAGCTCGCGGTGATCGTACCGAATATTCTTCACTGAGAAAAGAGTTTGCCCGTCGCACGATGGACGAATCAGGCAACTATACGGTCAATCCGATGCCTATCAGGGTTCGTGAGCATCTTGATGATGGTACAAACCTGGGTTACCTGACTACGGCTAACGGTGGTGATAGCAACAAACTAGCTATCGGCGTTGAGCCTGGCAAGGCATACGTTCACGGCTATGAATATGAAACATTGATAACCGATTGGCTAACGGCTGATAAGGGCACAGACACAATCGAGGTTGATGCACAGCCTATTCCAGCCAACTACGGAAATTACGTCATTGTTGATGAGTTCTCAGGTGTCTGGAATGTGGGTAATCTCGCACAGGTATCCCTAAGAGATACTGCCGCAAACGGTGTCCAGCTTTCAACATACGGAAATACGGCGGCGCCTGGTTCTGAAATCGGAACAGCGTTCATTCGTGCCGTAGTTCATGAGTCTGGCACACCCAGTACCCGTTCGGCAACATATCGGCTATACCTCTTTGACGTTCAAATGACAAGCGGCACGTTTGGATCCGTTAGATCCGTATATCTCAATAATGCCTCTGGTTCCGATGCCGTAGCCGATTGCGTTCTTGAAAGCTCTGTTGCTGTTATGAAAGAGACTGGCTTTAATACGAGCGTATTCCATATTCCACAGAGTTATGTAAAACAACTTAAAGACGCCGGTGATGCTATCGACAACAATTTCCAGTTCTTGAAGGATGTGGATGTTTCGATCATTGCGGCAGGTACGTTTACGATCACAACAAGCGGCACCGAAACTCTACCGTATTCAACAGGCCTACTAAACGCCACGCAAAAGCTAGACGGCTTTGTGGTGACATTGAAAGCAGACGCAACCACAGCATCCTTGCCTGGTACCGCAGATATAACAGCGGCTTCTAATACGATTAACGGTATCGGCTCAACCGATTTCACTAACGACTTTGATGCAGGCGATCAGGTTTCTATTGGTGGTTCTGGACCATGGACAGTCTCTGCGGTTACCGACGCCAATACTATGGTCATTACGACACAGCCTGGCGTGACAGCCGCTAATACCTACACTAAGTTCTATCCAGCTGGTTATGTGATGGATATGGGTGGTACAGGAACAGACGGTTCTAGAACAGTCAATATCACAGGCACGACAACAGCCGACTTCGATCTCCAAGATACATTCAGTGCTGGCGTGGATGGTTCAGTCCAAGCCAAGTTGAAAATCACAAACGGTCCTCAACTGGACAAAGATTTGAAGTCCGACCGCTTTGTTATGTTTGATACGAGTTCTCATACGGCCAATACAGTTGGTCCTTGGGGCATGGGTATGTCCGATGTCTTCAACATTGTAGAAGTCAGAAAGAAATCATCAGCCTTCTCCGCAATTACTGAGGGTACCGATGTAACTACTCACTTCGACCTGAATACTGGTCAGAAGGATAACTATTACGATCACGGTCTTCTTGAACTAAAATCAACCTCTTCTTTGGTTATTACTTCGGGCGATCATATCCTTGTGAAGTTTGACTACTTTACGCATAATTCATCATCTGGTGTTGGGTATTTGTCTGTTGACTCTTATCCTGTTGATGATGCCAATACAAGTTCTACCACAATATCAACTAAAGAAATTCCGATCTTTACCTCACCAACAACTGGTGAACAGTTTGACTTGAGAGATTCGGTTGATATTCGTCCTATTAGAACAAACGTGGCTTCGGATCAGACGGCATGGGGTAGTATTACTTCAAATCCGGCTAACAGTGCCTCATTTGTTGTGCCTACTGGTGGTGTTCATATGGTGCCGCCGAATGAGGATATGACATACGATCTTGAATATTACCTCGGCCGTAAGGACAAAATCGTTCTTGACCTTGAGGGACAGTTTAAGATTTTGAAGGGTGTTCCCGCGCTTGTGCCAAGAACGCCTGAAGATATCGATTCTGGTATGTCTCTCGCCGTTGTTACCATTCCGCCGTTTCCTTCTCTCGCACCTAATGTCGCAAGAGATATTGGCCGTACTGAATTGTCCTCAACCATCAAGCAGATGGATAACCGACGTTTCACGATGAAAGATATTTCGGTTCTTGAACAGCGAATCAATAACCTTGAATATTATACCTCACTGTCACTCCTTGAGAAAGACACCGGGGAGCTTCAAATCCTTGACGGATCAGGCGTTGACCGTTTCAAAAACGGTATGTTCGTGGACTCGTTCACGGGTCATGGTGTTGGAGATGTAACCAATGTCGATTATGCCATTGCCGTTGATGAGAAAGAGCAATCAATCCGACCTCAGTTCAGCCTCAATAACGTTGAGCTAGATTATGATAGTTCTAATTCAACTAATATCGTAAGACAGCCCAACGATATCAAATTGACATATACGGCCCTTTTGGGCACGTTCACACTTGGTGAAACGGTTTATCAGGGTACCCTGGGATCAGAGACAGCCACTGGCGTTCTGGTTCATGACAATGTGGATATGATGTTTGTCGAGCAGACGACCCTAAACTGGGCAACGTCAACGACGGTTACAGGCGCAACCTCTGGTGCTACCGGCACCGTAACCGCAACTGAAACACCAACGAATGGCGATCTGCTAACCCTTCCATATGTCCATTCAGTATTTGTCCATCAGCCGTTTGCTTCTAAGACGCGAAACGCAACTGGCGAACTACAATTTAACTGGATCGGTACAATGACGCTGGATCCAGATCAAGATAGCTGGACAGATACGACACAGAAGCCAGATGTCCAAGTCAATTTCGATGGCAACATGGACGCATGGGAGCAACTCTCAAACGCATGGGGCACCCAGTGGAATGACTGGCAAACCAACTGGACGGGATCAAGTACCTCATCTGAAACAGCCGATGTCGGTATCAATCGTATCACGTTTGGCGGTTCAGGTCAGGGGTCTATCTTCGGTAGAACAGAGACCACGAGAACAACCACGACAACGCAAAGACAGTCCCGAACAGGCATCCAGCTTAACGTTCGCCCCGGTACACAAACACAGAGTATCGGTCCGAAAGTGGTTGATGTTTCGGTGGTACCGTTCATGCGCTCCCGCTTGATTGAAGTTACTATTGACGGCATGAAGCCTAATGCCCGAGTATACGCTTTCTTTGATGGTGAAGACGTAAACGCATATTGTGCGGAAGTTTCGGCATTTACGGCAGCTAATCTAAGAGCACCGTCTTATGGTTCAGCAATGACAACCGATTCAACTGGTAGTCTCCTTGCTGTATTCCGTATTCCCAATGATACCACACTTCGATTCCGTACTGGACTGAAAGTTCTCAAATTCACGGATAGTATAACAAACGTTACCACAGACGTTTCGTCTGCGGCATCTGCCAATTATAATGCCACTGGATTACTCCAGACCACAGAAAATACGATTATTTCGACCAGAACACCTAACGTAACCATAAATAGCGTTGGCGACACAAGAACAACTTCCGATGTTTCTGTGGTCACAACTTCTGGTGAGAGATTTGTTGGGCGTACTCCGCCAGCGACGGTAACGAATGTAACCAATGTGACTGCGGTTACAAATGTCCAGCGGATCGTAGACAATACCTTCCCAGTCCGCCTCCCTGACAATATCGAATCGTTCGGTAACAGATGGCTTCTGGGTGCAGCCGAAGCCGCTGGACTTGTTCAGGGCGGCGGCGCCATGGGTGATCCGCTTGCACAATCATTCTATGTCCGTCAGCCAGGCGGCATCTTTATCAGTAAGATTGATCTATATTTCCAGAGCAAATCGTCTACCTTGCCTCTAACCGTTGAGATTCGTGAAATGATCAACGGCTTGCCTGGTCCGAAGGTTGTTCCATTCGGGACAAAGACCCTAGCAGCCGCAAGTATCAATACCTCGACAAATGCTTCTAAGGTTACACCTTTTCACTTCGATACTCCAGTATACCTGAAAAACGAACAGGAATATGTATTCGTGATCAAGCCAGCTGGTAATTCACCAGACTACAACTTGTGGGTAGCTCTTCTTGGCGGCTCTGATATTTTTGACAGCGATGTTAGAATTACCAAACAGCCTGCGGCAGGCGTAATGTTCACTTCCGCTAATGATCGATCATGGACAGAACATCAGGACGAGGACATCAAGTTTACCATTCACCGTGCGGCATTTGATGAAACGTCAACTGGAACTCTGGTTCTGACAAATGAGGATTCAGAGTTCTTCCAGACAGGCGCTGCCAATACTGTCAACATTGGTGAAATCATTCACGGCGAGCCGCGTTTGACCATCTCATTGTCTGCGGGTTCAGCTAATGTTGGCGATGTATGGACAGGTAGTACCTCATCCGCAAACGGAACAGTGACGGATGTGACTGGTTCAGTTATTCGATTGAGGGATGTTCTTGTTGGTACTAAGTTCACAACGGCAGAAACCATTACTTCTCCTCTTGGTGGTACCGCGACCATTTCTTCACAGACTACACCACAAGGTGTTTTGAAGTATTATAATTCAAATGATTCCACTGATATTAAGATGCATTTGGGATCAACACCGACTGTGGCTACTTCAGGAACGTTTGCTAACGGCGAAATTCTTGTGGGCCAAACATCAAACAATGTCCACTTGATCGTCAATCTGGATAATATCGCGTTGAATACTATCAATCCGCAAATCCAGCTGTTGAAGTTCAATAATACCGAAGCCACGTGGAGTGTTAAGAACACCAATACAAGTGATGTGGTAGATACGAACGGCACCTCGATTGAACCCGGCGAGAATTACGACCTGTCATCTGCGAAGAGAATCAACGGTAGAACAACAGAGGCAGGTACTAAGACGTACCAGCTGACAGGTACCCTGACCACAGAGACCAACACGCTATCTCCCGCTATCGATATCAAGCGTATTTCCAACATCTCGGTAGAGAATAAAATCAACAATGATTCAACTGGCGAAACAGGTGCCTCGGGTAATGCCCTTGCACGATATATCTCCAGACAGATCACGTTGGATGACGGACAAGACGCCGAAGATATGAAGGTATATCTGACGGCCTATCGTCCAGCAACCTCAACGATTTTGGTTTACTACAAGATTCAGAACGGCGAAGACCCCGGCGCTTTCAAAGACAAAGCGTGGGTAGCGATGACCCAGGTAACGTCCACAACCACCGTATCGGATAGTGAGTTGAAGACTGACTGGAAAGAATTTGAGTTTGCTATTCCTACCGCTAATCTGACAGGCAGTTCTAGTGAGGTCCAGTACACAGATAATTCCATCACATACACAGGATACCTATCATTCTCTGTCAAAAT